TTGAATAACCAAAACGACCAGCTCCGTAAGCACCACCTGAGTTAGTGTTACCAAAAGGAGCAGTTGTTGGGTTAGATCCAGTATCACCATACATTGATTGACCTGAAGTAAATGGAGCTTTAGTAGTACCATATTGGAAATCTAGGTAGAAAACTAGACCTGAAGGTAAGTTCATTGGTTGAACGCTAACAAATTCTTTTGCAGCGATTTGACCAAATACCTTACGAACTAAAGGTAAAGCTACACCAGCCCATTGAGCACCTGTACCTACTGTAAAGGTACCAGCACCACTACCACCACCGGTAGTTGAACCTTCGTTTACTAATTGTTTTGCTTGATTTTCTAAGATCATAGACATGTTACTTTTGTCTGACTCAGAACCCAAACCTTCAAGTAGGCCTGTTTTTACCCACTTGGATGCTAATCTAGCAGCATCGCTTTGAAGCGACTTGTACTGATTAGAACTTTCTAAGAGTTGTTGTAATTGTGACATTTTACGTTTTTTTTTTAGTTGTTAGTTAATTAAATAATTCCAGCTAATTTTTGGAATCTTTTGATCATTTCGTTAGATTCAACAATTGGCTGTTTAGTAGTTTTAACAGAGCTAAGAGTTTTAGAAGCGCTACCTAATAAACTTTCGTTTACTGGTTTTTTAGTTGTTTTTAAACCTTCTACTAAGGTGTTATAAACTAATTTTACTTCACTTACATTAATAGCTTTGTCAAAAGCAGTTAAAACTTTTACTTTTTGAGATTCAGTTAAAGTTTTAGAACGGAAAATTTTATTAGTATAAAGTAATTTAGCGTTCAACAAATTGATTTCGTTAAGTTCAGATTTAACAGATCTTAAAGCTCTATAAGCTTCTTTAAGTTCTTTATCTTTTTCTTCAACTTCTTTTTTCAATTCTTTGTTTTCTTTTTCTACTTCTTTACCTTCTTTTTCCAACTTCTTACCTTCTTTCTTCATCTCTTTACCTTCATTGTTTTTTTCTTGATAACCTTCTTTCTTCATCTTTCCGATTTCGGAAACTTCTTCTGATTCACCTTCAGCTTCGTCTCCAGCTTCTAATTCACCTGCAGATACCATATCTTGAATAACATCTTCGATAAATGCTTTAAGATCATCATCGGTCATGTCTTCAAGAGAAACTTCTTCTTCTTCGGTTTCTTCAGCTTCTTCTTCAGCTTCTTTTACGGTTTTTTTCTTTTCTTCTTTTTCAGCTTCTTTTACGGATTTTTTCTTTTCTTCTTTTTCTTCCTTTTCAAGTTCAGCTAGAAGTTCATCAAGGTTCATTTCTTCACCTTCAGCTTCATCCATTTCTTCAGCTTCGTCCATGTCTTTAAGTTCATCCATGTCTTCAGCTTCATCCATTTCTTCGGCTTCATCCATTTCTTCACCTTCGGTTTCCATGTCTTTAGCTTCGTCCATGTCTTCAGCTTCATCCATTTCTTCACCTTCGGTTTTCATCGGAATGTGTTTACCTTCTTTTTTCATTTTTGCCTCTTCCATCTCGTCGTATCCTTCTTCCATATCTTCCATTTCTTGTAGCCTCATAGCTAACATGTTTTTCAGATGTGGGGTGAAAGATTCTTCAAGAGCAGCTTTGGCATTTGCAATTGCTGATTCTTTTACAGCTTTTGCATCGGCGATAGCCTCTTTTAAAAAATTTCTGTTCATTTTCCTAAATTTGGTTTTGGAACTACGCTTATTAAACAAACGTAATGGGGATTATACAGTTAATTAGATGCCATATAAAAAATGGCATATTGACGACGATACATATATGGGGATTCTTCAAAACATAAAAAAAGGCGCTTCTTTTGAAAGCGCCTTAGTTTTAAAATAGTGTTTTAAATTTAATTTTTTTTACGAAATTTTATTAATGCTTTATTTACTAATTCATTAATATTTATATTTTCTTGAGTTTTGGTTTTATTACCTAAGGCATTGCCAATAGCTGTTAAATATTGTAAAGCTTTTTTTCTACCTCCCATAGCATTTAAATCAATAGCTCCAAATCCACCTATACTAGCTCCTGGGTCATTTAACATAGTGGCAGCCCATCTATGATGGCCATCTAAAATTTCATTATCAGTTGATATATAAGCACCTAAAGGTCCTCCTTTAACACCACCAATAGCCATACTTAAAGATTTTCCTAATAATATATTTGTTTGGGTAGGAACTGCAGCTGAAGCTGCAATATTTGGATTTGCTTTAAATGTTGCTTTATCATCCTCTGGTTTACCATCTTTGGTTCCACTTGTCATAAAAGCTTTTGCTTTTTCATCAGAATCTACTTTCCCTAGAGCATTAGGAGCAGGTGGTTCAATTGCTTCTTTAAAATCAACATTGTATTTTCCGCCTGGAGTTAATGCATCTTCTACATCTTCTACACTTCCTACAGCATCATCAGGGCCTGGTAAAAAGGGCATATCTTTTTTAGCTAAACCCGAGGATGGGATTTTATTAGCTATATCTAATATTCTTTTTACTACTTCTTCGGGTCCTATTTTTTCTACCCATGCTTTAGCTTTATTAGCATCTATAGGTTTATCAGATGCCTTAAGTATAGAAGCATTAGGATCACCTGATTGTAGTTGAGCTACAGCAGCTTTAGCTGTTGCTTCATCTTTAGGGAAAGAAGATTGTATAGTAAATTTTACTTTTGAAGCTTCAGCTTCTTCAGCTTCTTTTACTTTTTCTTTAAATTCAGTTTCAGTAATTAAACCCGCAAGTTTTTGGAATTTTAAAAATTCTTCTGAAATGATTTGTTTTTTCATAATTATGAATATGTTAAAAAATTGGACAGTTACCACTAGCACAAAGTATTTCAGTAATAACTGAATTTACTTTGAGGTATTTGTTGGATGATTTTGGTATTAAACCTTCTTTAACTAAATGCATATATGAACCAGGATTTGAAGGTGTTGATACAAAATCCCAACATAATAATTCAAAATCATCTTGTACTTCCATTACACCGTCTTTATCTTTTAACGATCCCATACCACGTGAAGAAACACCTACTGTAACTCCACTATCAACAAGTGCTTTTAAAATATTACCCGATGGAGTAGGTAAAATTTCTATTTTACCCATAATATTATCTCCATCCCACCAAAAATCTTTAATATTATGAGATACGTTTTTAAGATTAATTACAGAAGAATCAGGATGATCTAATTCACCTACTGCTCTATTATCTTTTACAATTTTAGAATATTTGTCTAATTCACGTTCCCACAAATCTTTTTTATAATAACGACCATTACCGTTTTTAACTTCAACAGTTGCTAAAATACCTTCAACTATAGGATTACCTCGTTCAGAAATTTTTCCTTCGGTTAAAGTTAAAGGTTTAAACAGTTGAGTTTCAACAAGTATTTGTTTTTCCATTTTTATTTTTCTACAGGTTTTTTACCATTACCAGATAATTTTTCATGCATTTTCTGATATTTTTCTTTAGCTTTAGCTAATTCTTTAATTTCTTTTTTTATTTCATTAACACGAGCAGAATCAACAAGTTCATCCATACCTTCTACTTCATCAATAGTAGCTAGTTTACGGGCACGTTCTTGAATTTCTTCTTCACAAGCACCCATTTTTGCTTCTAAAGCAGCTAAATTGCCTCGTTCTTCAATGCTTTTAATTTTTTCTTCAATGCTTTGTTTTTTAGTTTCTTTACCTTCTTTTTTAGCTTTAGCTACTTCAGATAGTATGTTAGTTAATTTTATCATGGTTTTTATATTTTTATTAGTTAATTTTATGCTCCGGCTCCAGGTATTCCTGGATTTTTATCTGCTTTTACATCTGCTTCTTTTTTCTTTGCTGCGGTTGCGGCTGCGGCTGCAGCTTTTGCTGCGGCTTGTGCTGCTGTAGCTTGAGCAGTTGCATTTGCTTTTGCTGCATCTGCTGCTGCTTTATCTTCAGCTGCACCTTCATCTAAGGTATTATCTTCACTTAAAATTTCTTTAACTATGTCTTTAATTTTTTCTTTAAGAGATTGTTTAAGAGATTGTTTTTTAGATTCTTCTAAATGACTTGAAAGACCACGCCCACCAGCAGGATCAAATTCACCAGGACCAAACATATCTTCTTTATCATTATCTAAATCATTATCATCTACTTCTTTACCTAAAAGATATGAAAGTAATTCGTCATGATTAGATAATTGTCCTAATCCATCATATTCAATATAATCTTCCATTCCATCTTCTATAGCCCAATCAATAATTTCTTGATCAGACATATTAGCATATTGAGATAATTGAGATGAAGATAAAGCTTCTTTTAATTTTCTCATTTCACCATTTATCCATGCATTAGCATTACCTTCTCCTTCAATGGTTTTAACTTCTTCACCATTCTTATAAATTACATATATGCCATTACCTTTATATTCTTTGGTAAACATTTTATCTAAATTACTAAGTTCAGATTTTTGGTACCCTATAGGATCATTAAACATTCCAATACCTTCTTTTAATTTAATTGTCTTTTCAGATCCAGGCATATCCATTTTTTTAACACCAGATACAGTTTTTGGAGTTACAGGCATTTCCTTTACACCTGAAGGCATTTTAGTTTTTGCTTCTTTTTTACTTAAATTATCTTTAGTATTAGCTTTAATTTTTGGAGTTTCAATATCTAAATCACCATATCCACTTGATTTATACAGACCCTTTAATTCTTTAGAGGGTTTATAACCCGGGGTTTGGTCTGTATAGCCAATACCTTCAATACCAAATTGAGTTTGAGTTGTATAATATAAACGGTCTTTAGTTAGATTTTTAGTTACAATAGCTTTTAATTCATCTATAGTTTTATCGGCATTTTTAGGATTTTGCATTTCTGTATAAAATCCATTTAAAAAAGCACCACCATAAACGGTATCAATATTTTTCTTATCTTCATAATCAAAATTAGATTCTAAATTATCTTCAACTTCTTTAGCTACTTTATTAGAATCAACTTTAACATTAGTTTCATTTTGTTCGGTAAGATTTTGGTTAAATATATCAAACCAGTTTTGTTTTTTGTTTTGGGTAACAAGTCCTAACTGAAGTATATTTTCGGAAATAATTGAACGTTGTTTAAGAATAGTAGTAGTTTCAGTAAAATTAGCAGCATTACGAATTAAATGTGGGAATTGTAATTTTGCTTCTTTTAAGAAAATTTCTTTATTACCTTTACCTTCTTTGATTAGGTTATATTGTTCTTGTAATGTTTTAGTTTTCATTCTTCTCCAGTTAATATGTTTTTTATATCTTTTATATAGTCAAAAACTAAATCAGTAGGATATACTACACCATAAGATAATGGATTTTGTCTATAGTAATCTATTGTTTTATTTTTGGCATTTGATAACAATTTATAAATATTATTCATTTCTTGTCTAATACTATCAAACGCTATTATTCTTTCTTTTTGAAATTGCGATTGAGCAGTATCATCTTCAAATAATTGTTTTACCTCTAAACCTGATCCTTTAATCTTATCAGGTACTAATTTATATTTAAATTTTTTTACGTAGTAATTATTAGTAACACCTTTTTCGGTGGCACGAGGACCAGGACCTAATGTAGCACCCGGATCTTCTTCTTTTACAACCTCATAACCACTAGATTTAACTACATTAGGATTAGCTGCTCCCTTAGCTTTTTTATTTTTATTAAATGCTAAAGGTGTAGCGTATTGAGCACCTGTACCCGGAGTAAATCCTGCAGCACCGGCTCCACCACCTGTAGTAGAAATTTCATCTACATTTTTTAATTTATATTTTAATTTACCCATTGGCTATAGCTAATTCTTCTAATAAACTATGGTACTGGAGTAAATCAACTAAATTATCACTTTTAATTGAAGATTTTTTATCTAGTTCAGTAATATATTTAATTACTTCTTGTAATTTAATTTTAATAGTTTGATCTTTAGTTTTAGATATTTGTGATTTAAGATCAGACTTAATTTGTACAATTTCGTTATTGTAAAATTCTCTTAAATTAGATGTACTATCAATTGAATTAATAAATTCTTTTAAAACACGTTTTTGTTTAGAGTTTAATGAAGCATATTTATCATTAAATTTTTCAAGTATTACTCTATAAGTTAGTATACGAAGATCTTTATCGTATGATTTAAATTCTTCAAGTATATCTTCTTTTACATTAGATTTATCAACTGATTTAGATGTAAGGTGTTCTAATAGTGTAACTTTATTATCAATAATTTGATTAGGATCTGTTAATTCTTGAGAATTATATATTTCAAATAATGTATACAACGATGCTTGAGCTTTATAATCGTGTAATTTAGTTTTAAATAAATCTTCTAAATTATAATGTTCTTTAAGTTCTTTAATTAAATTATATTTTTCTTTTCTCAATTTACTTCTATTTAATTTTCTAGAAGCTTCAAGTACCGTGCTTAAAATAGCATTTGCTTTATTTTCATTTAAACTTTTAGATTTAAATGTTATTTCAAATAACTTATATTCTTTACCAAGTTCAGTATTAACAAAATATTTTTTTAAAATATTTACTGCGGGTGAATCACCTTTAGCTAATGTGTCGGCTGTAATTCGTCTTACTAAAAGCTCGAATAAGATACCCGTGTTCTTAAATTTTGAATGTTTGATATACATCAATATCTATTTTTTTATAAATATGTTAAAAATCTTGATCTTTAATATTAGATTCATCTAATAATGATTCTTTTGCCTTGTCTTGCTCAAATATTAATTTTTTCTCATTAGGTTTAGACATAGTATTTAACATATGTTTATATTTACCTAGATAACGATTACCTTCTAAAGCTAACGGTGAATTGCCTTTAAAATCAGGATTTATTTTTTTATTAAAATTATCATCACTTTTCATACCTTTAACACCTAATTTATCTTTTCCAAATGGACTTTCTTGGGTGTTACGATCAGTTACTTTTTCTTGTGGACGACCTAATACTGTTTTTTCTTCATTATATCCTGGAGGTAAATTTGCAGGGTCTGTGCTTAATCTACCTTTACCATACAGTGATGCTAAGTCATGTGGGGTACCATAAGT